CGAATTTCTTTATACTCTTCTTCTGTTATTTTAGTACAGTTAAGAATATATCCTTTCATTCTCTGAATTAATTTTTCATAGTACGAAGCATAATTTCTAAACTTCCCTGCATCTACGTTCCCAATAGTAGTAGATCCTTCATGGAAAAGAAAACTGCAAGATTTATAACCAAATCGTTTATGTCCAGCGATAAATACAAGCAAGCCTCCACTGTAAGCAGCACCCATATTAATCGTATAAACAGGAGTTTTTGACATTCTAATAGAATCTGCTATTGTTAAAGCACCAACTAAACTACCTCCGCAAGAGTCAATATAAAGTTTAATAGGTTTGCGCTCACTTATCGGAACTCCTTTATCTGCTTGATTCCAAAATCTAATAAGATGAGCAATAGCATCAGATACCGCTTCATCAATATCATTTAAAATCATTACTCTTTCAAGCATATCCCATCTTTCAGAAACGCACTCAAGATCTTTTAATTCACTCGTATTATTCATACAGCTTTTAATAAGATCTGTTGGTGATACTTGAAAAAGTTCTCTATTATCCATAAATGCCATATTATTTGTTCTCCTTGTTTTTTCTTGTATTTCGGATAGGATATATATATTGTTCTAATCTATGTTTTTTTCCTATGTTTATATCAGAAATAACTTGTCTACATTTATTATATTTTTCACCTATCTTTTGCATACTTAAAGTAGTATTTTTTAAATCGTTTATAATTTGTATTAAAATTTCTTCGGGAATATATCCTCTTATAGCTCGGCTTTCGTTAGGGGTTCTTAATGGATATGAATATTCTGGATAATTATATGGACTATCACCTTGATTAATTGCTTGTATAGTTGTTATAGCACAATTATATTTATTTTTTAAAGTTTCAAAAGTCATATATTTATTAGATAAAATTTCTTTTGCTATACACTTTGCTTCATAATCATTAAATCTTCTAGTCCTATATCCTCCAGTTTGACCTCCTTCAGCAACATTATAACCTTTGTTATTTTGAGTTCTTGTATTATAAAAATCAATATAGTATTTTTCCCTTTCGTCTAATTTATAACTATCTTTACAATCAATGATTTCTAAAATCCAAAACTCTTTAATTTTACCATATTTATTTATAGCTCTATCAACAGCGGTTTTTTCATTAGATATTTTATTATGTTGACAAATTCTTTCTTTTATGTTTTTAGACTGTCCAATATAAGATTTCCCATTATCAAAATCAATTTTATAAATACCAGATATTCTTGGTGGACAATCTATATATTTAATTTTTATAGGAGTTTTTATTTCCTCTGTTTGAATTAAATCCATAGTCATAAGCCTCATAGAGTTTAATGAAATATCGTTCTTTTTCATCTAAATCATTTTCATTACATTCTTCTATTAATTCAAAAGTAAAGTCTTCAATAGATGAATTTAACATAGCTTGATATAATTTATTACCGCTAGGTGTATCTATACCAAGTCCACATTTCATATGCTCTCGAAATCTTTCTTTAATATTTTTAGACTGCCCAATATAACATTTTTCTGTAGATATTTCAGTTATTTTATAAATACCTATTTTATTTGAAGTTCCTAATATTCTTGAACATAATTCATTAGCTCTTTTTGAATAATAAGTCTGCCAAATAATCATATTTACAGGTCTTTCATTAATAAGTTCTTTTTTTATAGAATTAAGAAGTTTAATATCTCTTTTCTCCGTTTCAGGGATTATAAGTCTATAAGCATCTTTGTTATCTTTTACTTCCTGTTCCCGCAACATTGCTTCGTGAGCTGCAGCCCGTGTTGCTTTAAGTTTATTTAATTCATCTTCCTCTTGGTGAATATGATTTTGAAGCTTTTTAACTTTCGCATCGAAATCATTTTCTATTTTATTATATTGATCTTCAAGTGTTGTAAAATATGCGGAAAATGCTTGTTGACTTATATCTTTATTATCGTCAATTAACTTATCAAAATAATTTAATTGATTTTTCTTATCATCAATTTGTTTATTTAATTCTGCTATTTTAAAATCGTTTGTTTTAATATCTGTGCCTAAAGCAGAATTTAAATCTTTTAGAACCTCATGCTCTTGTTCTAATATTTCATTTTCTTTTGTTAAATTTTGTGCTTGTTCTTTAAGTGCTTCATTTTGTTTTTGTAAAAGAGAATTTCGATCAGCTGTTAATTGATCTAATTCTTTCTTTTGCATTAAAAGCCATGTAAGAATAGCAATCGTGATTATTAAAATTCCTATAACTATCCACATATTGCCTCCTTATAGAAGAATAGGGTGGGTATGAAACCCACCCTGTATAGGAAGTAAGATATGAAAAGATCGATTTGATCTTATGAATTCTTAGCCATCAGCTTAGCCTGTGCAGCAGCTAGTTCCTCAGCCTCGATAGACTCTACTGTAGACTCACGTCCCTTATCTGTCAGCTGGATGAACTTAACTGGCTTATGCTCAACCTTACCCTCTTCATTGGTAAGCTCGATCTCACCAGGTACACGAACTGCATAATCCTTGCCCTTACGGCAAAGAGCTGCTGTGATAATACCGTTTACAGACTTGATCGGAAGACCTGTTGCGTTTGCAATATCCGGTGCTGTAATATTCTCTGCTTCATGTTCCTTAATGTAATTAAATACGATTTTTGTGTTTTCCTTCATGTTAAAATTACTCCTTGTTTAAAATTAAATTATTTTATTATTAAAAGAATATTTTTTATTTATTCTTTTATTATACATATATTATATCAAAAATTTTTCAAGATTTCAACTATGATATCCATACTTCTCGTTTAAGTAATCGTCCATCATAAGAATAGCTTCAAGTGATAAGTTGTTTATTAGATGATTCATCTGCTGTACTTTTTCATTATATTGAGTTTGTAATTTGCTTTTTGCAGAATCAGTTAAAAAATTACTGTTTTCATATTGAGCTTTATATTTATCTGCTTCAAGCCCTAACGAATAAAATAATTCCGCAATATTTTTTAAATCATTATTTAGTTGTACTCGAGGACTCATGCGAAAGCCTCCATTTCTTCATTAGTGCGGTATTCCGCCCAATAGATCCAAGCCATGCGGTAAAAAAGTTCAGGATCACCTTCAAGGCATTCGCCACGAGTAATCTGACCTGTGTATTGATTAAGTGTTATAGTCCCTACAAACTCAGTTAGATTACCCGTTTCATGAAAAGTACCTAAAATATGTATTCTTTTATTTACTGGACAATTTTCAAAATCTTTTCTCCATACTCTTGATGCTTTACTCATCTTCCATCATCTCCATTAATTCTTCTTCTGTTATAATAGGTACTTTTAATTCTAATGCTTTTTTGTTTTTTGCGGAAGTAGATTGTATATCATTATTAACAAGATAGTCAGTTTTTGAAGAAACTGCTGAAGCAACCTTACCACCCGCCGCCTCTATCTCATTTATCAGCTGTTGTCTATTGTTATGATAAATGAGTTTTCCAGTTATTACAAAAATCTTACCATCTAATTTAACACTTTTGTCCTGCGGCGTTTCGACTTTTATTGTCAAGCTTCCAATGATCTCATCAGCTTCAGAGTAATCGAAGTCGTGGAGAGATTTATTCATCTCATAACCAAACCCATCCCACATACTAAAATCAAAATTTGTATCTATTAGATGTCTAAATTCTTCCCACGAATCGATTCTCTCACAAATTTGCTGTGATACTCTATGTCCAATAAGCGGAATACCAAGTCCAGAAATGAATCCTACTAATGATGCATTAGCAAATCTATCATCTATTGCATCAATAATATTATCAACAGATTTTTCTCCGAACCCAGGTAATTGTTTCCACTCCGCAGCGTGATCTTGAAGGTCGATAATATCAGAAAGACAAGTGAGCCATCCAAGATCAATGAGCTTCTCTAATGTCTTTTTAGATAAGCCCTTGATATCCATACCCTTCTTCCCGCAAAAGTGATCTAATCTATTTACGAGTTTACCTTGACAGGCGGGATTCATGCACATTACATTCTTCACACCACTATCAGATGTTACTATTTCAACAGGCTCTCCACAAACAGGACATACTTTAATATCATTAAACACATTCTTTGATGCCGAAACTTCATCCTTCTCTGCAGATACTACCTGAGGAATTATCATATTCATTTTACATACTTTAAGATGTTCACCTATAAAAGGTTCACCAAGCAATTCTTTCATAACACTATAATTATGAAGACTTGCACGTTCGATAATAGAGCCATCCGCATCAACAGGATCAAATACAGCAACTGGTGTTAATACCCCTGTCCGCCCCATTGTCCAATCAATATTGCGGAGTTTGGTTTCATACTCTTCATCATAGAACTTATAAGCAAGCCCGCCCTTGAAATGATGCTCTGTGCGGCCGGCGGCTTCATATTCTTTGCAATTATTTAATTTAAATACTATACCGTCGATAGGATATTCACGATCTTCATTTTTCATTATCTCAATATTTTCTGCTATTGTATAATGTTTTCCACCCCGAGATATTCCTGTGCCAGTATAATCTACTATTTCAAAATGGAGTTGTTCTTCAAGAATATATAATTTTGACATTAAAGTTTCATAAAAATCATCAATAAGGTCCCATGCAATAAAACTTAAATTTCTTTTTGCACATTCTGCTGAATCAAGTAATCTAATGCTTCCCGCAGCAAAATTACGAGGATTCTTATAGGTGTCTGCCCAAGGTTCAAAATCTTTATATTTACAAACAATTTCTCCATCTACAATAACCTCGTTAGTACAAGGAATCCACTTAGGAATAGATGGAATTACCATAGCATTATGAGTAATATCTTCTCCTTCAATACTATTACCCCTTGTCTCTGCGGAAACAAGTTTACCATTCTTATATCGTAAAGAACAAGTTAAACCGTCAAGTTTTTCCATCATAATATAATTATGATCGCCAATAAAAGCTTCAACTTCACTTACATCTTTTGTTTTATTCAAAGAAAGCATTGGATGATTATGCTTAACCTTTTTCAATTCCGAAACAGTTTCAAAATGTATTTTCTGTGTTGGTGAATCAGGATTACTACATCCATTCCAATATTCATATTCAGATACAGCAAAATAAAGGCTATCCCACTCTGCGTCTGTCATAATAGGTTCACCTTTATCATATGCTACTGTTGCTTTATTTAAATCTTCAATGGCGTAATTATATTCTTCTAAAGTCATATTCTTACTCCTCATTCATTTTCTATAATAATTATAACAAAATTTTTATAAAAAAGCAAGGAGGAGTAATTACTCCTCCTCTGTTAATCCAACATAATATAATAATTTTTCATTACCTTCAGGCATTACATTTACAACAGGAACGCCATTTTCCTCGTATGTAATCTTCGCACGAGGGAAAGTAATAACCGCTTGATAATAAGTTTCTGTAGCTTCATCATAAGCAAGATATCGTCCTTGCACATTACAAATCTCATCTACTATCGAAACTTCATGCCCACTATATTTTCCTTTTAATTTCATAGTTTTACAACCCTCACAATTTTACTTCCGTTAATTACCTGGACACCTGCGGTTGATCTGCCCTGTGTACTCACTTCTTTAGCTCCAATGCATATTGAGGAAGGGTTACCGATTACTAAAATATTATCAGTATCATCCACCATGCAGGCTCCCGCAATCTCAGACTCATTAGCCGCGTAGACGCCAACACCGCCACGTCCTTGAACAGGGAACTCACTTACCTTCACCCGCTTACCTAATCCTCTTGCAGTAAAGATAGCCACATCATTATTCTTAGATATTGGTAAACCTACAAGAACTTCATCATTCTCTTTTAGCTTAATCGCCTTAACTCCTGCTGCAATACGTCCAATAGGAGCAATATCTTTTGTTCCAAATCTGATACACATACCGCCTTTAGTGAACACGATTACTTCTTCTTCATTTAGAAGTGTTACATTTGCAAGAGAATCGCCTTCTTTAAACTTGATTGCTTGAATACCTGTTGATTTCTTAGTATTCTTAAATTCGTCCAGTTTAGTCTTTTTAATTAGTCCTTTTTTTGTGAAGAATACTACGTATTTGGCGTCTGTTTCTCTAAACTGTGAAGTAACGAACATAACTCGTTCATTTGGTTCAAGTTTAATGATTGTCGCAAGGTTAACTCCACGCGTTGCTGTGGTGCCTTCAGGGATGTTATCAACAAGTAACCTAAACATTCTGCCCGCCGATGTGAAGATAAGGAGGGTGTCGATTGTGTTTGTAGAAATTGAAGATAAAATTGCATCATCTTGTGTCTTCACTCCTTTACCATTTCTCTTTTGTACCTTAAACGAACCCTTTGGGATACGTTTAACGTCACCAGACTGTGTTACGATAACTACTACATCTTCCGGAGCTACAAGTTCAATTTCTTTTTCCTCTTTTGCTGCGGCGATCTGTGTTAGTTGAGTGCGGCGGTCGTCGCCATATTTCGCAACGATACTTGATAAACGTGCCTTAAGCTCCTCACGCTGCTTATCAGGATTTGCGATCAACTCTTCAAGTTCAGCCACTTTTTTCTTTAAATCTTCCTTTTCATTTTCCAGCTTAACACCTTCCATATGAGCAAGAGAAGAAAGTTTCATATTCAGAATTGCATTAACCTGTAAATCTGTAAAATGATATTTTAATTTCAGTCCTACTCTAGCAGCTTCAGTATTAGCAGATTTCTTAATGATTGCAATAATATTATCAATATCTGCAAGAGCTACTAATAATCCTTCTACAACTTCAAGGCGGGCAAGTGCTTTTTCTTTATCAAATTTTGCTTCCCGCACAATACATTCAATATTATGGTCAACGTAAATCTTAATACAATCCTTCAGATTTAACTCTGTCGGTGTTTTACCAACAAGTCCGACCATATTATAAGAGAATGAACTCTGCATATTAGTATGGGCATAAATCTGGTTAGCGATCACATCCGGGTTCCCGCCACGCTTACACTCAATTACAATTCTAATACCTTTCTTATTAGTTTCATCTCTTACTTCTTCAACGTCTTTAATCTTCTCTTCTTCACAAGCCTGACCAATTTCCGCAACTAATCCTTCTATTGTCTGACCATATGGAATCTCATAAAAAACAATATTATTCTTTTCTACTTTATATAATCCTTGAATCTTAACTGAACCATGTCCAGTACGCATGATTGTAGGGATATCATCCTTATTAATTACCCT